GCGCTTCACTCGCCCTTCCTCTCGGCCACGGCCTCGACGGCGGCGCGCAGGATGTCGGCCGCGCCGGAGTGCTTGACCTCGATCGGCTCCTCGGCGCTGCCGGCGTGGATCAGCTTGTCGCCGTAGAGCTTCGGCAGCGCCTTCGCGAGCATCCACTTCCGCGTGTCGACGCGGAGGCGGCTGCGCTGGATCGCTTCGCCATTGACTTGCGGCCCGTCCTCGCGCTCCATCCAGTCGTTGCGGCCGTCGTCGGCGATCTCGACCAGTTCGTCGGCCATGCGGGCGTAACCGATCTCCCTGGCTCTCGCGTATTTCGCCGAAAAGCCCTCGGCCGGCTCGTTCAGCGCCCACGAGCGCACGGTAGTCTCGGAAGGCATGTGCTCGCTTCGGCAGATCGCGATCAGCGTCTCGCCCTCGGCCAGCCGCTCGCAAATCTCGTCCGCGATCTCGGGCGTGAACACCGACGGACGACCGCGCTTCCCGCTCATCCCCATTCCTTCACGTTGTGGTCCTGGTCATGGATCAGATCCCTGATCCGCTCGCGGCGGCGCATTTTCATGAGCCGCGCCACGCCTTCGGGGCCGAGGCGCACGGCCTGCTCCTCGGTGATGCTCATGCTGTCGCGGTCGCCCGGTGCGCGCTCCCAGTCGACGCGGACGATCCCGCCGCGGGTGCGCTCGACGTTGAGCAGGGTCGGCGGGTTGGTGCCCATCTCCTCGAGCAGGCAGTCGCGGAAGCCGCGCGGGTTGATGGCGGGGCGGGTCATGCGGCGGCCCTCTGTGCGGTGCGCGCGATGCCGATGAGCAGGTCGCGGAAGACTGGCGGCGTGGCCGAGCGCTCGCGGTCGTTGCCTCCGCCGCCCTTGGCACCCACCTCGCCAAGCCGGATCGCTCGCTTGAGGCCGTAGCGCTTGACCATGACCGGGTCGAGACGGCGCTCGCTCTTGCCCCAGTCGAGATCCGGCAGCGCGACGCCAAAGGCATAGAGCCACGTCGGCTTGCGCGCGAAGTGCCCGTAGCGCCCCTGCTCGACGCAGCACGTCCAGCCGCCGAGCTTGTCGGCGCGGACCCAGCCCCCGGCGCGCGGCGGTGTGTCGAGCCCGAAGAAGCCCCATGCCCTGCTATGCTCCGGGTGCTCGAGCACGCCACCCCACAGCCGCACGGCATGGAGCGCAGCGGCGAAGCAGCCACCGTCGTCGCCGAGGCGTTTGCGGCCGTGCTTGCGGATGCCGAGCGGCGAGCCTGCCCAGAACTTGCCCCACCGCTGGCATGGAGGGTGCGCGACGACCGGGTGCGGCCCGGCGTATCGCCGAGCGTCCTCGGCCTCACCCCACGGGATCACCCCCGGGAGCCCGTAGTAGGCGCCGCCAGTCTCGACGTAGAGCGCGGCGATCACGCCTCGTCCTCAAGCATGGCCACGACCCGGCACGCGACCTTGTCGGAAACGCCGACCGCCCGGCCGTATGCGGCGCGGCTGGGGTACGAGACGCCGTCGACGGTGCAGGGCTTGCCGCGGTAGTCGGTGGCCCCGAGGCGGTCGAGCGTGCCCCTGCGGATCGCGTTGCTGACGGCGGCCCGGCTGACGTTGAACGCACGCGCCACGGCGGCGCGGCTGGGGTAGACATCCCCTCGGACCGGGACCGGCCCCTTGACGCTCCAAGGCCGGCGCTTCATGCGGAGGCCGCCTTCACGATGGGGTTGGCGGCGCGCGACTTGCGCAGCATCTCCCAGCGCGGATCGTCGGGCTTCGCGGTCTCGGACCAATGGCGCTCGCGCGACGGCGACGCCTCCTCGGCCACCCTCGCCTTCAACCCCTCGATGATGGCGGCCGTCTCGGCTGCGAGCCTCTGCAGCTCCTCCTCGCTCAGAACGGGCCTTGGCGGGGGCGGCGCCTCTGGCTCGCGCATCAGGGCTGCGACCATCGATCGCCGGCCCGACGCCATGGCGCGACAGGCTTTCTCCAGTTCCTCCCACGTCGGCCAAAACCGCCAGGTGCGCGCGACGAGCACATGACGCACGATGTCGGCGGGGAACTGGCGCAGACGGGACGCGTAGGCCTCGAGGCGCAGCGCCTCGTCGACCTCGCCGTACTCCCGGCGGGCGACGATCACGGACAGCTCGGCGAGCCAGCCCTCGATGTCCCGCGTCTCGGCCGGCGCCATGAAGTTCGCGAGGTCCTGCGCGAATGCCCTGCGCGCCTCTGGCGTCCCGTTGACCTCGGTCGCGACGACGATCTCGTAGCTAGGGGCGTCCTCGGGGAACATAGACCTAGACCTTGCCCTCAGCTCGACGCCGCGCTGCGATGCTCGCGAGCGAAGCGCCGCCTCGACCTGATCCGGCGTTCGGGAAGAGAGCCACCGGCCGGCCTCGGGCAAAGGCGCGGGCATTCCCAAGCCAGGTGCGCCAAGCTGCATCCCAGTCCTTGAACACAGTTCCCCGAGCGAGGTGGTGGTCTCGAAATCGTCGTCCCTCATGTTCGATCTCCTCAGCCGAGAAGCCGCGCGCCTCCGCGTCGGCAATGTTGCAATCCGATGGCACCCAGTTCGGGGGGAGTTGCGAGCCGCGCTTGCGTAGGGGAATACAAGGGGTCTCTTCTCTTAATTCCCTTGGTTCTGGTTCTGGTTCTGGATGCTTTTCATTTGCTTCGGCCCGGCTTTCATCAATCTCGTTTTCTTTCAGGGCCTTGCGCGGGCGACCGCCTTTTGAGCCTGCCAAACTCCGCTTTAGCGATGTCGATTTTGCGCGCTCGAATTCACGCAACTGGCGCGGGCTGAATAGGCGCCCGCGGCGGCGCTTGAAGAACTCGGCGAGGATGGGTCGGACGACCCGGGCCATGGTGTCCTCGTCGGCCCGGAGCATGCGGGCGATCCACGCGTCGTCGTCGGGGATGGAGCAGCCGGGGGTCCGCCAGCAGAGGCGCAGGAGGCGGTTGTACGCCCCGTCCTCCTCCATGGTCAGGTGGCTCGTGTCGGCCTCGTAGTCGGCCACGTAGAAGGGCATGTAGGGGATGCTCACCGCTTCCTGCGCTCCGAAAGATCTTTCCCGCGGCCGACCTCGGCCCGCAGCGTTGCCATTTCGCCCGCCTGCTGAGGATCGAGTACGATCCCGCAAGTGGTGATGGCGCGGTCCCACGCGGCCAGCTCGTCGAGCCCTGCCTGAGTGCCATGCTCGCGCGTGACGCCGAGCACCGCGGCGCGGATGTGGTCCACTCGAACGGTCGGGGTCACCACAGCGCCTCCTGCTTCGGCGCAGGCGCGCGCTCGATGAACATGTCCGGCTGCTTGTACGCGTCCTCGATCCTCCGACATGCGATGTCGAAGTAACCGCTGTCGATCTCCACCCCGATGAACCGCCGCCCGAGCCTGGCGCAGGCAACGCCGGTCGTGCCGCTGCCCATGAAGGGGTCTAGGATGGTGCGGGCGTCAGGCAGGAAGCCTAAGCACCATTCCATCAGGCCGACTGGCTTCATTGTGGGGTGGTGCCGAACTCCTCCCGCTATTTTTTCGCCTTGGGCAAGTCCTTTCCACAATAGCGAAAAGATGCGGTCCGAGCCGCGCTTGTTATGCCAAGCGATCTCAACATCCGAGAAGGAGTCCCAAGGCTCGTGAGGGCCAAGTTTGTTCCATACAAGCCACCTACCGCGCGGAAGTGACTGCGCGTAGTGGTTAGCTCCCCAAAGTATGGCGTCCGGAAAATTCAGCCATGGACTAGGGTCAAACTCAACTTCATCACCTGCAATTTTCCGACCCGCGTATGCCTTTATTCTGGGCCTTCCGTTTTGCAGGGCGCTATTGGAGTGCGCCTTGTGCCCGATCCCATACGGCGGGTCCGTCACCACTGCGTCTACCGGCCCGAGCGTCGGCAAAATCTCCAGGCAATCGCCCAGATACAGTTCAGCCGAGCCAATCACCTCCTTACGCATTGACCGCCTCCAGCCGCGCACTGCGCCGGTAAGCGCGTTCACATGCGCGGCAGACGCGCGCCCCGTTCTTGTTGATGCGCGTATTTTCTGCCGAAAATTCATGCCCGTTTATGCAGTTGGGCCTAGCCCTTCTCGCCTTAGCGGCCGCTTCAACCGCTCTTTTTCGGACGTGCTCAGGCACTTCTCGCGCCACTCCTTTTAGCGACAGCGCATAGCACTTGCGGGAGCAAAACTTGTTTTGCCCAAGCCGGATCTCTTTCTGTTTGCGCCAAAACTGTGCGCCGCATTGCTGGCAAGGAAAGCTGGCACCGGTCCGTATAGCCGCTGCCAGCCGCTCTTTTCTTTCTGCTGACCATTCGGAACCGGAGCCGCCGGGGCCGCCATCGGTTGAGTTCAGCAGTCCGGAGTATTGGCTAACCCAATACTGCTCCCGAATTGCCCGGGCGGATTCCGGAATGTCCTTCTCAAGGACGATTACATCGAAATCATGCACGGCCCTTATCCAGTCGTGAATTGGCGTCGGGCTCCCAATCCTGGCATCGCGGATGTGCGCTTGAATTCTTAGCCGCAGCGCTTGAGTGGTGCTGCCCACATAAACAGGCTCACCCGCCGGATTAGAGATTGCGTACACTGTCACGGTACGGGGGGCCTCATAGAACGACACCCGTTTCCCCCCGATGACTTCCTTGCGCATCACCGGATCTCCCCGCTCAACCGCCATGATGCACTCCAGCGCCCGCTCGTCCTCGCGGGCGTAGGCGTGCCGCACGCGCCACCAGTCGCGGAGCGGGCAGAACGCGCCGAGGTATGCGGAGACGGGGTCACTCACCGATCTCCACCACCACGGCCCCACCGGGGCGCACCTCGCCGCGCACGGGCTCGAGTGCCCAGCGGCTGTCATCGAGGCCGATGCGCTCGGCCACAGCGTCGAACTGGCCTTTGCAGGCCGCGATGAGGTTGTCGTC